CGGCGGGATGACCCCTCCCGCCCCCCGCACGTGAGAGCCCCAAAATGGCAGGATCGCGCCACACGCACCCGTAAGTGCCTGTTTCCGAAGGGATTATACTCCCACAGCAAGGAAATCCTCGCTGTTGGCGTGTCGGACGTTTCCGCGAGCAGGCTCGCGTAGCTCCGAACGATGCCCTCGTGTGCGTGAAGCTAACCATTTCAGGAACTTAGCATCACGCAGGCGGGAGTGTCGTCCTCTCACGCATGCTATCCCGAAGGGATTAGTTACCGAGCAATTTCGCTCTCAACCGTCATCACAGGAGACATCGCATGACAGACACATACGAACTCGCGGGCAAGACCGTGAAACAACTCAACGAAGACATCACCGCAGGCGTACTCACGCACGGCGAAGCACACGCCTTGGTGCTCATCAAGCTCGAAGGCAACATGCGCGACGGCGCAAGACGACGTTGGACTCGCGTGGCCGAGCAGTTGGCCACAGGCGCACTCGACGTTGGCCTCGCGTTCACGAACGGCAACGCACCCAAGCCGAAGGCTTCCAAGCCCAAGGCGAAGGCCAAAGCGACCGCCAAGCCGAAGGCTAAGGCGAAGGCCAAGGCGAAGCCTGACACGCTCGACTTCGACGCGGTTGCCGCATACGTGACCGATCAGGTCGGCTCAGACGCGACTGCAATCGCGGCGTTCATGACTGCGTTCAGCAAGCGCATCAGCTAACGCACACACATCCACCCACACAGCCTCACACGCTCCGCGTGTGGGGCTTTTTTTTGCTTTTTTGGAGGCTAACGCATGACATACATAACAACGCGACAACGACGACTACAACGCAGGCGACAACAACGCATAGACACGCTCGCGCACGTAGGCAAAGTCCTCGCAGGCATCCTCATGTTCCTCGTGCTCACGACCATGTTCTCGGTCGTGTTCATCGAGTGGATCGCAGGTTGTGGCGAGGTTTTCTACTACGGCGACGGCACGTGGCGAACAGGCCAGTGCGTGTTCATGGACTCACTGCACCCAGTACGCGAAGGGGTGTGGAAATGAGCGAAGACATCATCGACCCATGCGTACACTGTGGCAAGTCCACAGCGTTCGGCCATGGCAGGTTCGTTAATCGCATACCTTGCGACGACGGATGGGGTTGTGCCGAGTGCTCTGGATACGAGTGCGACAGGTGCGACAAACAAATCTACCTCGATTGCGAGGTGACACCAGACCAATGCGGGAGCGACGACGACGAGTTCTCAGACGGCACAAGACACGTCTGCGAGGACTGTCTGACCGACGCAGAGGCCACGAAATACTACGAGGTTTAGGGAGGCAAGCATGAAAAGGACACTGTACCTAGTACGAGGTCTAGCAGGTTCAGGCAAGACCACGTTGGCGAGAACAATCCTCGACTCATACATGAGTTGGGACGAGGACGTGGACGGACTCATGGTGTGCGCTGACGATTTCTTCGAGGTCGATGGCGAGTACAGGTTCGACGCATCTCGTCTTGGCGAGGCTCACGATTGGTGTAAGAGCCGAGTGGAAGACAACATGCTCGATGGCGAGCACGTCATCGTCGTACACAACACCTTCTCGCGACGTTGGGAGATGGAGCCGTACTTCAACCTCGCCAAGCTGTTCAGTTACAGCGTGTTCGTGATCGAGTGCCAGAACGATTTCGGCAGTGTTCACGACGTGCCAGACGAGGTGCGCGAGCGAATGGCGAGCCGATGGGAATCCAACCCACGTAATCCCGAAGGGATTAATGGGTAGCAAGCCGAAAAAGGGGAGCCGATGGGCTCCCTTTTCGTTGTGGTGTGAGAGACCACGACCCGATGAGGCATCTCACAACAACCCACGGAGGAAACTATGGGATTAGACCAATACGCTTTCAGTTCACATGAGCCACTACGCGAGATCGACGACGGCGAAGGCAGAGCAATGCTCGTGCCTGAAGTCGAGACGAAATTCGTCTGGCGCAAACATGCCAAGCTGCACGAGTACATGCAACGACTGTACTTTCAGTTCGGCTATCGCAAGAAATCGGTGCGGAACGACCGCGACGAGTTCAACTGCAACCCAATGTCACTCGACACGGACGCAGTGATTGGGCTCGAAGCCGCGATCAAGGGCAACGACCTACCCACGAGCCTGGGCGGTTTGTTCTTCGGCCACGAGTTCCAAGACGAGAGCGCGACCGACTATCGCGAGCAAGACCTTGAGTTCTGCAAATGGGCGAGGGGCGAACTCAAAGCCAAGAAACACGTGTACTACGACTGTTGGTGGTAATTGCACGTAATAGGCACGGGCGAGCGCATGCGTTCCCTGAAAGGGATTAACTGGTGAGACCTCGATTGGCTTCGGCCTCTCGGGGTCTCGCTGTTTTCATGAGGAGGATTTTGCACATGAGACGGAACCACCGTGCTTGTCAATTTCGTCGTGCGCGAAGACAAGCCGAAGTTCGGAGGATGACACACAAACATCCAAAGAACTTGACTACACCTTGTATAGTGAGTTATACATCACCTAAAGGTGTACGACGCATGACCAAACTTAAACTTAACCATTACCTAAAGGAGTACACGTATGGCAGATGCTACCAGCCAATGCATTAGAGCATGGCAAACGCACTCGACGAAAGCCGACCTGCGCTCGCAACTGCGATCACTATGGGATGCGAACATTGCTGTTTCAGACCATGACATCGCAAATGCGTTCCACAAGTCAGACTACGTTGGCAGTGCGTCCAACCAAATATCACCACGTCCGACAGGCTCGGGCTTGCGTGATTCACTACCCATCGAGGTCTTAACCATGTGCGTCATGGGGAAGATCACGGCACACGAAGTTCTCGACGCAATCGAGAACAACACATGTGATGCCAACCCATCGCCCAAGTCGAAGACAGGCGTCCACTTTGGATGGCCAATCGACGTGGGTGTGAAGGAATGGAACGCCTTCGCAAACGACCATGACCTATTCACAACCAAGGAGAAGTCCATGTCCGAAGACATGTCCCTAGACGACCTCGTGTCGGCCTACTCAATCCTCACAGACTACGCATCGGAAGACGATGTGCGTGAGATATTCGTCGAGGTTCTCGGCAGTGCAAAAGCCACTGGTGTGTTCTCGACTATCGAGGTCGGCGTTACGCCTGACCGCTCAGACGACACACGCATCGGTGCAATGGCGACGTTCATTGAACTCAAGGACAAGCTCAACGCACACATTGACGTTGGGGTTGAGGAGTCAATCGCGTCTGGCCCTGGCACGTATGAGTTACCAGACGAGGACAAGGCCAAGCTGATTAACATGACGCTCGGCACGGCAGGCTTGCCAGACATCGGTGAGTTGATCGGTGCGATTAACTCGGCCACGGCTGAGATCAACAAGCTGAAATCAGCACCCAAGATGGCTCTACCCACGGAGCCAAGTGCATCAACACCCACAGGTGATGCGTCGATACCAAGCGGTTCAGTACGTGTCGAGGAGGCTTACAAGGTCTTCGGTATCACAGGTGCGGCCAAGAAACAGTTCACGTTCGACGTGCCAGTATGGACGTGGGATGCACCGCATCCACACGTTCCGCAGATTGACGAGAACTACCAATTCCAACCCCAACCCCTAATGCGAGTGCTTTACTCGATCATCACGAACAACAGGTGCTACCTGCACGGCCACACTGGGTCGGGCAAGACGACACTCGTCGAGCAGGTCGCTGCACGTCTGTGTTATCCGTTCATGCGTCTCAACTTCGACTCTGAGATCACTCGTATGGACTTGATTGGTCGTGACGTTCTGACGACTGAGACTGACGAGCATGGCAACACGAACACAGTTTCGTCGTTCGTTGACGGTATCTTGCCACAGATGATGCAAGGCCCGTACATCGGATGCTTCGACGAGATTGACTTCGTGAGGCCAGACGTATCCTACGTCATGCAACGTGTCTTCGAGGGTAACGGTTTGCTGATTACTGAGGACGGCGGTCGTGTGGTTAAGCCACACAGAATGTTCCGCATGTTCGCAACTGGCAACACCGTTGGCCAAGGTGATGAGTTCGGGATGTACCAAGGTGCAAGACCGCAATCCATTGCGTTGCTCGATAGGTTCACCGTGTGGTCGCACATTGACTACATGCCCAAGCATGCTCGCAAGAAGTTGATTGCCGCCAATGCATCACGTCTTGAGGAGTCAGACATCGACAAGATCGACTCGTATGTTCACGAGCATCTGCAAGCGTTCAAGGAGGGCAAGGTTCTGCAACCTATCAGTCCTCGTGGGTTCATCGCCTTGGGGCAAGCGGTTATGGCGTTCTACACGTTCTATCCCGCAGGCTCAGAGACCAAGGCATTTCAGCAAGCATTTGAGACAACCATCCTCGACCGCGCAACCGTGCAAGACAAGGTGGTGCTTCAAGGCATTGCACAACGAGTATTTTCATAAGGAGACCAACATGAAAGGTGGATTATTCCAACACGAAATGACTGAGACCAGTGCGGTATTCGGTCGTGAGTCCAAAATCAACGTGGTATTCCGTGGCAACGAGGCATTTACAGACGGTGACACAATCACTGTGCCTTCGGTCGATGCACTCGCAGACATCACAGACGAGCAACGTGATGTGATGCGTGGTTACATTGACCATGAGGCAGGCCACGTTCGACACACGGACTTTGAGTATCTCAACGAGTGGGGTCGCAAGAACAAGGGCAACAAGCTACTTCACCAGACACACAATGCGCTCGAAGACATATGGTTAGAGCGACGTGTCATGGACGATTACCCAGGCGCGACGACAAACCTACGAGCCGTCACATCTGAGGTTAATCAGACGTTTCTCGATGAGGTCGATGCCACAGACGAGCGTCTCAAAGACCCCAAGTTCATCGGCCCCGTTGCGATAACGTGGGAAGGTCGCAAGTCCTACGGTGGCGAGACACCAGAGCAGTGTCTTGATCGCTTGCCAGACAACATACGCAACAACCTACACAAGTACATCAACGCACTCGACGCATGCGAGACGACCAAGGATGTATGCACGTTGGCTGAGGCTGTGTCGAAGTCATTCGCTGAGGATTGGATGGATGAGTTCGACGAGGAGCAAGAAGAATTTGGACGACCAACAAAGCCGTGTGATGACGGAGAAGGAGGTGAAGGTGAGGCGACTGGTGAGGGTGATGTACCAAGCGGAGAGCCCAAAGGAGAGGGAGAGGGTACTGCACCTAATCCTACCGATGGGGACGAAGAGGGAACTGGCCATAGCGACGAGCCATCTCGCACGGATGGGGATAAAGTCACCCTATCTAGGGATGATAGCGAAGACCGTACACACGAAGGTGGCGGAGTAGGTGGTGGCCACGAGGTTGTCACGTCCGAAGACCCAGACGAGATTGAGGTGTACGAAAACTTCGACCTTGGTGATGCCGTCAAGCGTTCGTTCGGTGAGGCAATCGGCAAGAGCCGTGGCGCATACAAGGTGTTCGACTCAAGCCAAGACAAGTGGCACTCACGTAAGGGCAAGACCTCGCTATCGAGAGACCTTCGTAACGCATCGCCTAACAAGTATGCCAAGGAACTTGAGGCAGTCAGTGGTTCTCTCAATGTCATGAGACGCAAGCTCGAACGTGCTCTCGTTGCTACCCAGACACGTGATTGGGAGGGTGGCATGGAGAACGGTCGTCTTGACACACGCAGATTGACCTCGGCCTACCAAGCCAAGCCGAACGTGTTCAAGCTGCGCGAAGATCGCAAGGAGATGGACACTGCGCTCACGATGCTGATCGACTTGTCTGGTTCAATGCGTCGTCGTCGTGCGTCTATTGCACAGAAGGTCGCCATCGCAGTGTGTGAGGCTATCGACCGCACTGGTGTCAAGTACGAGGTTCTCGGGTTCAACAACCGCTCAGACCTCAAGTTGTCGTCTGAGGACTACGACAAGTATCACTCAGGTGAGTTGAACATCTACGATTACCGATGCGAGCCATTGGATATGTACGTGTTCAAGGACTTTGACGAGCGATTGTTTGAGGCCAAGCCGTCCATGGGCATGATCGCAGATTGTGCGGGTGGCAATAACTCAGACGGTGACGCCATCATCTATGCATATCAACGTCTTGCACAACGTATTGAGAAGCGAAAGATATTCATCACGTTGAGTGACGGTTGGCCTGCATGTGCCATGGATAGTGATCTCGTGAACCAATACACACGTGATGCAGTCAACATCGTTGAGAAGTCAGGCATCGACGTGATCGGTATCGGTATCCAATCCGATGCAGTCTCGCAGTTCTATCCCAAGTGGGTTGAGATCAACGACCTCGATGACCTTGAGGGTGCTGTGATGGACAAGCTCGCACAAGCGTTGTTGGGAACTCGCTTCCAAGTCGATAACTCCAAGCTGTTCAATGCATCAGCATGAACGCAAGACGAAATGGAAAGTACACACGTCGTGGATGCGTCTATTCCCAAGACGCGGAAAAGACATGCGGTTTTGGCTCGATGTATCCAAACGAGTCAAGGCCAAGGGTGTGCGTTCCACAAACCTTTCCGAAATCAAAACCATAATCAAGGAGGTACATTATGAATATATTCTTTCTGGACGATGACCCACGTCAAGCCGCACGTGATCTAGGTGACAGACATGTTGGCAAGATGCTTCTCGAAGCATGCCAGATGATGTCTACAGCCGCACGTGCTAACGGTTTCGACGGTGGTTATGCGTCTGCATACGAGAACCATCCCATGACCAAGTGGGTTGGCACTAGCATGCAGGCGTTCAACTGGGCATGGGAGCATGCCCTCGCTTTGGGTGAGGAACACGAGCGTAGGTTCGGCACATACCACAAGAGCCTATCGCTGTTACCCACACTGAGCACCGCCATGCATACGGTTATACCAGATGCCGAGTGGCGCAACCCACCCCGATGTATGCCAGACGAATACAAACTCAACTACGACATACACAAGTCCGAACGCAAGCTGCGATGGGATGACCAATCATGTCACGTGTCGAGTTATCGTCTGTATTACATCAACACCAAGCAGTCGTGCCACAAGTGGACTAACCACGAGCATGTCAAGCCAACGTGGTTTGACTCACACGCCATGTTGGAGTGTGCGTAATGGATAGTCTCAAACAAAAGATGTGGGATTTTCATAGGAAGAACCCACACGTCATGCAGTTAGTCGAGAAGTACACGTTCGAAGCAATACGCAAAGGACGCAAGCACTATTCGATTAACTCTATCTTCGAACGCATCCGATGGCACGAGGACATCGAGACAGGCAACGAAGATTTCAAACTAAGCAACAACCATCGAGCCTATTACGCAAGGTACTTTCACTATAAGCACCCTGAGTACGATGGATTTTTCAAAACCAAACAGACCAAAGGAGAATGATATGAATACAGGTAAGGATTTAACCAAGAAGATTGCCAAGAAGAAACTCAACGAGGTGGTCGAGCTAGACGAGCCCAAGACAACACACACGGGTGGAATGTTCGACGACCTTGAGGATGATCTGTTCAGCAATCCCCTGGATGAGAACCTGGGAGGCGGATCGTTCCGCAAGACGAGGCTCAAAACTTATCCATGGCAACGCAACCCTAACGCAACCAAGACGAGGGTATCCGAGAGAGTTGTCGAGGAGACCGAGGAAGGACGTGTGCCGACCAAGTGGACGTTCGCTTCGGGCCATGAGGCAGACAAGTCTATCTCACGTGATGCAAAGTGTGATGAGGTCGTGCAAGCAGGCGTCAAATCTGCACTGAGATTTGCAGGTAATGACGCTGAGTTTCACGCTGTAACCACAGAAGAACTCCAAGAACTGCTACGTGATGCGTTCATGGAGGGTGCTCACTTCAGACAGGAGAATCCCTAATGGCAGACTTAGACGCCAAGACGTTAGACCACCTACGCAAAGTGCGTAGGTTGGTCGATTCGCTTGAGTTCGAATTGGACGAGAAGAACTACGACAAGAAGAACTCACCTAATTGGATACACGCTATTGCGTGGGAAATTGTAACCATAACTAGACCAGAGGATGTAACGAATGAGTCTAAATCAAATACATAACATGGAGATGGTGCTTGAGTGGGTGAAGGCATGCCCATTCCCGTACCGCGTTTCGTCTTACCAAGGTGGCGCAATAAGTGTGAGGGTCGAAGTACCTGAGCACGAGTGGGCAGTGGAAGACGGACATTACGAAACAGAACAACCAACAAAGGAGGAAACAGATGTCGAGCAGAACAGTGACATACATAATAATAGCGCATGAGGCTTTCAAAGACCCATTCTTTGAGACGATTACGATTGAGGAAGGCGAAGACATACACGACGCAATCCACAATCTTTACTACGACTTACACCACAACGGTGACTACGATGAGGGTGAGAACCCAACAATCTACACCGACTTTGTGTTGAAGGTTAATAGCGAACACAACATTCAACACGTGCATGGCGTTGATGTTACTTACGAACTACCAGAAGGAGACTACGAATGAGCCAGACAGTTGATCGTATCATAAGTATATTCAAGGCCATGAGCAGAGTTGAGAAGATCGAACTCGTTACGGCCATTGCAACAGACCCAGACGTTAAGGCTGAGGTCGAAGCACTCGCCCCGAAACCCACCGCAGCGTCCAGCAGCGGAGGAAAAGGACGGTTCAAGACGAAAGCCAAGTCGTCTTGGTGGATCAAGTCTTTCACGGGAGTCAGCGACGAGGATGCCAGTGGCAAGAAGTTGAAGGGTACATTCCGTGCTGATGGTGTGTTCATCAAGAACTACGCAGAGAAATTAGGCGTAGGTGATTTATGCATCGTTCACAGTAGAATTAATAAGGAATACACGGTGTGTGAGTACACGAAGGGTGGCAGTGATAAAGTTTCCGTGCCGAATGAAGACGGCACAGAAGTTGTCTTTGCAGGTCTGTTAGCACGTGCCACTTATGACACCGCAGATGAGTTGTGTGATGGGTGGGCGTCTAAGCTGTAACACCCCACTTGCGTAGGTATTGCGAGGCACGATTGCCTCGCTTAATACCACGTTTATTCCAAGGTTTATCTACCACATCAATGTAATGCAGTTTCTTGAGCAACCTTGAAACCGTTACCTGCGATACCTCCAATGCGTCGGCAATGTCTGAGATAGTGAGATCGTCTTGACTATCGTCAATTAGTCTCAGCAGTCTTATCGTCCTCGTTATCTCCGTGTTTTTCAAGCGGTGCATTGGTGGTCTCCTTAATATCCATTACCGTCCTAGTCGTCCATCCTGCGCTGTTCATACATTGACGCAAGAAATCCAAGACGAATACACCGCCCTGCCTGTTAGTCACCTCACTGGTGAAATCTAAATCAACACCAATGAATTGCTTTCCGTCCTCGCTTTTCACGAGGAACATCTCCGCAACCTTAACTTTTTCCATTCTTTAACTCCTCTTGTATATCCACTTTTATATCAATCAACATGTCCATAATGTCCTCGCAGTTGTCTTGTGCGAATCCACTCACCTGACCTTTACTTCTTTCCTTCGTGCGCGAGGCCACGAGTATCAGTTCCTCAACCAAATCAGCTAACCATTTACCATCATCGCCCCGAATTGGTGAGCGAAAACGATGGCGACCGTTATTACTGTTCATCATTAGTCTCCTGTCATTGTTAATTTCATATCCCACTCCCATATCACGCCACCTTGCTCAATACTTGCGCGGCTTCCGTCAAGTTGTTAGGTGCAAGGTGCGCGTATCTCTTCACCATCTCCAAAGTTTCGTGACCCAGTAGTTGTTGCAAGACAACAAGGTTCACACCCTTCTGTACTAAGTGCGATGCATAAGTGTGCCTCATGTCATGCGCCACGAAATCTTCAATGGATAGATCAGCGACTACACGATTGAAATATCTGTAGAACTCCTGTCTTGTCCATTCATTACCATTCGGATCAGGAAAAATTAATTCGCTGGGCGAGTACGACGGCTTCATGTGAACCGCGACCTCGTGCAAGATCGGTAGTTGTCTTACCTTTTTCTTCTTTGCTTTGCCTTTGCGAGACCAAACAGTTACCTGCCCATCCCGCAGGTCTCTCCCGCGAAGACGAAAACCCTCGCTCAGACGACATCCAGTGTAGAAAAAGAACGCCAGGATTCCCCTGGCAGCAGGATCGCTGCAAGAAATAAATTCATCTCGCTCGTCTTCGGTGAGCCAGCGACAACGACTGTCATCGACTGTTGGTTTTGAAAGTCTCCACGTGGGTACACTCGATACACCTTGAGACGTTGCGTACTCTAACATTGCATTGACCGTAGTCATGTGTCGTCTAATGCTAGATGGTGCTATATCCATCTCGCCATACCATTCGGTTAGCTGTCTTAGAGTTAGGTCTTTTATAAGAACCTTACCGAAGTCGCGTGTTAGTTGACTCAGATTGTGTAGTGATGTGTCGCTTAAATCCTTATCAGGCTTTCTTAGATATAGACGAGCGATGTCATCTACTGTGTCAGCCCTTGTAGATGTAACCTTGCCAGATATTATGTCGGATAAGAGATCGCTTAACTCTTTTTCTGCATGGGTTTTCATGGCTGTGGGATAGCCAGTTGTCTGACGCACTCTTTTCTTAACGCCGTCAGCTAACTTAACAGTACCCTCGATCTGCCATATTTTATTTCTTAATTTTAATTTTAGGCTCACGTTTCTCTCCTGTGATACTTGTGTATAACAAGATATACAGGAAGTGAGTTGGTGTCAAGGGTGTGTCTTGGGTTATAGATTAACGACTACAAACCAAACGAGACCGAGGGCCATCGCTCCGAGAAGAACAGTGCCACCGATTACAAGTAACATCTCTAGCTTCTCTTCTCGTTGTCTTTTAGCCAGAAGTTCTGCTTCTTTTCGCTCTCTTTTTATATCAGCACGTAACTGAAGAAGTTCGTGCCATGCGGATTGCCCTCGCGTATATATAATGAGTTCGCGGAGTTCGTCTTCGAGGTCTTTTGCTTGTTGCTTTGCGACGAAGGTAGACAGTGCTTCCTCGTTCGCAGACATATTAAACTGAGAGTTACGCTTCTTACTGTGTTTCGCGTTCGCGGCATCGCATGCGTCCCAGAGTTTACCTAGATCGCCTGCGAGTGAGCTTATTTCCTTGCCTGCCGTTACACCTGCCTTGATCGCGGTGAAAGCGGTAAGGGCAACCGATATAGGTTCCATTTTTTAAACGATGCTTGCTATCCAAAGTGCAATTATTAAGGCAGCTACCGTGCCACCTGCGATTTTCCTATCTACTACAACCGTAATCTTGGGTTCATTATCCAAGACAAACGTCACCGTTGGGTGCGTCCTTGCAGTTATGTATAAAGTTTTTAATTTATCTAAAAATTTAACCATCTTATCTCCGTCTTGCGCTACGTGCTCGTCCTCCATATAGAGGTTTGCTCGCGTCTTTAGATTTGTACGGGCCTTCAGCAGTACGTCCAAAGTGAGTTGAGATGTTGCTTGCAACACGGTAAGGGTTAGGTGCGGCAGGGCCATTAGGGTTTGGTACACCACGACCAGATGTGGGAGTGGACATAGTTCCGAAGACGATGCCTCGGTCTCTGCGTATTCTTCCTCTAGCCATTAGTATTTCCTCTTAGCCTTTTTAGTGGGTGATTTCGTAGCCTTCTTCTTCTTCAAAGGGGCTCGCTTGGTTGATGTGCGTTTGCTGACGTTTCCACGCATGAAGTTTCTCCTGTCTTTCTCGGAGTACAGATTTCTCTTCCTCCGAATAGTTGTCGTAGTAGCCTGACTTCTCTAACTGCTCAGACGATGCTACGAGATGGTCGTATTCTTGCATGAGAATGATACATATGTCGTCCACCTCAGCGAAAATTTCGTCAACATTTCCCTCGGCTGACATGGGGCTTGCCTCGTATCCTTCAGGATGAAAAGCCGCCAGCCATACTCCGAAATGGTTTTCGTTTTGTGCATATACCCAATCTGCAAAGTCGTCTTGTGACATATCCTTCCATCCCGTCCAGGCAAATATATACGTGATGTCCTGGGTGGGAGGATTGACAGCTTTAATCTCCAAGACAGCATCCAGGGACTCCGTAACATGGATCATAACTTTGTGTTGCAGCCATGCTTTACGTGCAAATGGACAAGCAGGCAGATTGTTAAACGCTTTGTGCTTCTTTTCGACTACATTATGTGACCAAGTTCTGATGCGGTTCGCTATCAGTATGCTTTCGGTCTCCCATTCTTCTTCTGTCATTAAGTACCTCTGAGCGAACCCCCTACAGGGGGTGAAGCGAAGTGCTCCAGTACCAGTATTGCAATTAATAACCCGAGTGGTCGTCCAGTTGTCCAAGTATTTTTCTACACCAGTAATATAAAAGCTCGTCTCCCATGTTAGATCGCATCATGTTTACGGCTCTACAGACAAGACGAATGTTGCCTTGCATATAGCCGATGGAGTTATCAATCCTGTCTACTGAGCAGTTCTCCCAGACATCTCCCTCTCCTCGTTCGAGCTTTAGGGGGACGTTGGTGATGGCACATCTACCTTTCTGTTGATTGTAGAGTTCAACCAGATAGTCTTTATCAACGTCGTGTTCTAGGTTTTTGTATTCGGAACGTCGTCTGATACGGTGCATTGTTCCAGAAAAATACTTATACGGAGTACCTGTCATTCTCTTTTTATTACAGTGCTTACAGTATCCGTATGGTTGTCCTGCTCTGCCTTCCTGCTCTGCTACTGGGCCAGTTCGCTTATAAAATCTGTCAATACTAAGAGTTCTATTGCAGTGTGGACAATGTTTCGTCTTCTCCCTCATCTTTTGCAAAACCTTTCTCTCTGAGAAAAGCATTGTAAAAAACAAGGAAGTCATCCAGACGAAGTAAACAGAGGCTATCCCCCGTCTTCATTCGATTCTTTCTATTCATGACGATGGCTACGTCATCCGACTGTGTTTTTTCTATGTTTGTCTCAGCCTGTCGCATAGCGTCATGAAAGTTCAGGCGTTCCACTCGCTTGGCTTCGATAAATAAACTAGGAACTCCGAGTATGTCTGCACCACCAGACAAACCTACGTGTCCTCCCCCAGACAGAGGTGCTCTAAAAGATTGAAGTGAAGTGTGTTCGTTGATGTAGGCGGCTAACTCACGTTCGTAGTTATCGCCCTTTTGTTTCATACCTCTACCACTCATACGTCCTCATACCCCATTGTCTTTCGGCATGACCTGCAAAAAAACCAGTTCTTAGGGCGTTCTTCAGTGTCGCGGCAAGACAAACAGGGACGTGTCCAAGTTTTCCCTTCGAAGTCTCTACGGACTTGATATTTGGCCCCTTCAAATTCTTGTAGTCCTTCTCGTACAAGAATCCGTTTTAAGGTGTCCACGCAACATCCAACTCGTTGCGCTAGTTCAGAGTAAGAGTGATTTAAATGATTTTTCTGGAGCCACTTCAAGTCAGCGTTCGAGACGCTAACATTACGTGGCATTAGATCGTACCTCCTTTTGTAGTTAATTTGGTAATGTAGGTTATACAAAGTGATTTGGCAATACTTTAGGTGTTAAATACACAACTTTAGGGTTGATCTTTACACGTTCAGACGATACACTCCGTGAGTTCTTGACTAAGGACGAGCCGATCCCACCGTAGGTGGGTCGGCTTGGACAAAGGACTCGTAACGAACGTTACGTTAAAGGAGTGTATCGCTTAGTAGACATGGCCAAGACAGAAAAACAGAAGCGACAAGAGAAACTTTATGAAGAATGGAAGCGACAAAAATACTCTGGACGAGATAGTGAAGTTAGCTCTGACCAATCCCCTAGTCAGGTCTCACATAGTGTCGAACGACAACAGTCCAGAGTACAAAAACCTAATCTCGTACCAGCGACTACAAGCAAGACAAAAGCAGAGGAACGGGCCGCAAATCGTGCGAAGTACCCAGAAATCGCCGCCTTCGTAGATGAATGTAGGAGAGTATTCGGCCCTGATGTGAAGGTTGTTTCAATCACTCCACATAAAGACCTAACCATTCCCTTACCTGACGCAACGGACGATTTAGACGGTTAGCTATATCTAATGGGTCTACACCATCAAGTGCCAAATTTTTGGCACGTTGTTTTGTAGACATACTAGACACAACCATCTTCTCGTCTGTCGTATTATGAGAGGCGAACCCAACCCACTGAACTCTGTCGTGCATCTCCGTCCACTCTCTTACCTTTCCGTACCTAATCTCCATAACCATATACAACTGGAACCCATCGGGTATCTTTGCCTCAAGCATAGGATATACGGGGGTTTCATAGTTCCCATCATATAATGCAGCGTTCTGTTTAGCTGTCTCTTCGTCTCGGAATACCTGAGCAACTCTTATCTGAGTCTCCAGAACAGTAAGCTGGTTAGTACTTCCTGCTTCCCTACCAATCCCATTTTCACTAGGTTTATTGCTGTGATGGATCATGATTACAGACATCCCAGAGTTCCTCAGACGAACCGCCAATTTATTGACGCGAGCCCATTCGTCTGCTGAGTTTTCTCCCAGGCCAGGATAAGCTGATCGTATCGTGTCGATTACAACCACATCTGGTCTTGCGTATTTAATCCAGCCCTCTAATTCCACAATGCCTTCGCGGGTGTTCATATCTATTTCTTTATCATCAACAAAGGGAGTCCATATGTTCAACCTATCTTGGCTGTCACCATGAATATCTCTTAGGTCTATAAGACGACGAGCAATCGTAGCCATTCCCATCTCGAAATCAAAATACAAAACGCTCGCTGCGCGACCGATTTCGAAGGGGCCAAAGTATTTTTTCCCAGACGAAAGTGCGGCCATGGCGTGTTGAACAAAGAGAGATTTGCCATGACCGCTGTACCCGAATACTTGGACTATCGTGTTCGATGGCAACCAAGGTTCAATTAGATATGTCTTTGCATCTGCCTCTTTGAGCAACTGCTCTGCGTCAGACATGTGGATTAGCTTTCGCTTACGTGTTTCCTCTAACGTCTCGGGGTTTTGTGGAGCCAAAAGAAACTTACCATCAGGAGCAAAGTTCTCTGGATGGTTTCGTCTTTCGGCCTGCTCGATACTTTCGCATGTGGCTTCGAACTCTCTCTCGTCCAACGCCTGCTCAAAGAACTCACGCATAAAAGCCATAGCTCTTACACGAAGCTCTGCTCCGAAGTACCCTTCTTTAATACCTTCCGCTATGTATTTCATGACCCTTTCATTACGGCCATTACCCATACCAGTAGGTATCTTTAATGTATTTGGAAAGCTATCCCTCACATATTTAGCTGTGCGATCCCACTCTCCAAGTAGATCGTCTTCACTTATTGGTATAACACCAGTGAGATCGAGATTGCTAAAATGAAAATCACCTTCGTCTCTTTGGATTGATGGAACCCAATCTCTCCATGGAGACATGTCTGAGTAATCTATTTCTGGTGCAAGCCATTTGTAGTTTTTTGATGGGGGTAAGAGTGCGTAGCTACCGTCGCCTCTGAAATCTAGTCCGTTTATCTGAGGCCAATCTGTTCCTCGACTGTTTACACCTGCCCTTGGGCCTCGTCTTTTGCCGTCCCTGGGATGCTCGAAGTAGAGATGTAATCCTCGCTTCGTCTTGACCTTTACGGGGGTAAACATTTCCGCATCTTCTGCGGCCTTGATTGACTCATCATTGTCGCAGTCTACGACTACAACTCCACTGAGTTCACCTGTTACCAGTGCGATCCCATAGTCGGGCCACTGTGTCCACCATCTTTCAACCTCTTCCTCAGTAGGTTGTCTTGTTTGAAATTCTTGCCACTTTATCGCGGGTCTTTTTGTACTCGGTCGTATAGGGATGATTGACCATCCACGATCCAAATACTCAAGAGCCTGATCCTTCGTTGTCTCGCTCACTCGTTGTCTCCGTTAGTTCAAAGTAATCATCAATTTTAATGTCAGGGTTAGCGGAGAGTAACTTTTCGAGAACAGGACTGCCGATATAGTTGCGTTTAATCCATCCGTATGGAGCAGTTCTTACAACGCCTGCGGTCGTCGCTGCCTTGGTTGCACCTCCAACGTCTTGTACTAAACGACTTATATTCAGCCTACATTCCACGGGTGTCTCCTTTTTCACTTGCCATTAGTATTGTATTGTGTATCATACACTGCATGGTGTTGTAAAGACACCTTATGAGAAAGGCCAGACATTGTTGGTGGCCTGAGATAAAGGAGAAACGATGAAAACAAAAACCGACGACACCGCGTGGTCGGGTTATGACCCGACACAAGGGCCGCCGATCTTAAAGGCGGTGGATGATGAGGTAAAGAGTACATCTACCTCTGACTCCCAAACTAAACTCACTGAGGCAGAACTAAGGCGAAACGATAGGTTAGATGATCTCGCTGAACGATGCCATGAACTCAACCAGACCAAAGCTGAGATCGACGAAGAACTAGCCATGATCGAGGGTGAGATAGCGCACTACTTCCCAGAGGAAGAGGGTGAACTATACAAGCACACCAAGGGATATGGCGTCACCGTTACTAGAAGCGAGAGGTGGGCATGGGACAAGGAAGAGCTTGAGAAGTATTTCGGCCAAACTGAACTCCCTGACTATGTGAACAGAGCCTTATCTGTGGATAAGAGGAAGTTCAAACGCCTGCCAGCAGACGAGCAAGCAAAGATAAAATCTTTTCTGACCCGTCACCTCAACTCACCGAAAGTAAAGGTGGTGAAAAATGTTTAAAGTCATGTCAACAGCAGACCTTCAGCAATCAGGGCCAACAAAAGTATTGCTATATGCCCACCATGGATGGGGCAAAACCTACCAATGCAGACATTACCAGAAGAGATACGGTAAAGGTCTGATCCTCAGTGGAGAGGCAGGGTTAAAGTCAGTAGAAGATGTAGGTATTGACTACCTTCCTTTCTCTTCATGGGATGGAAAGCACGATCCAGACAAAGGACTCTATAGTTTTAGAGGCATCGTTAAGATGATGATGAGCGATGAGTTTCAAGCTATGGGTTATAAGTGGATCGCACTCGACTCCCTAACAGAACTTTCTGAGCGTCTACTTGAGCAACTTGAGAACGAGCAAGAGGGTGGAAACAACTCTTGGGCTCTTTGGGGAGATTATTCTCGCCACCTCTTAGGGGCTCTCAAATGGTTCAGAGATTTGCCAGTACATGTCTATGTTTCTTGTCTTGCTAAAGAAGAGAAAGATGCAAACGACGTAACTCAATACTGGCCATTGGTGAAAGGAAATGCTGTAGCCAAGCATGTTCCTGCAATTTTCGATCACGTTATGTGCGGTGTCCGAACAACGGAGAAGACCGATGGAGGACATCCTAAAGTGCGTCGATACATTGTAACTGACGAAGTGTCTGGTTGGCACGGTAAGGCTAGAGACCCTCGTAATGTCCTCAAACCTTTTGAGGAGTGCGATAACGTAACCGATCTTTTAGCGAAGATGGCTAAAGGTTCTACTCAGAAAGGAGAGAAAGATGAGTAATTGGAGTGGATTCGGGGACTTGGACTTATCGAGTGTTGAACTCGGTGAGATGACACCAAGGACTCCTGTCTTGGATGTAGGTAAATATACAGCTACCTGCAAAGAGGCGAAAATAGAGACAGTCGGAGACAGTAATAATAAGAAGTTGGTTCTTCTTTTTGTTGATGATGGTGGGGCAGGGCAGATTCGAGCCAACTTGAACATTGCTCACACCAGTGCTCAGGCACAAGAGATTGCAAGACGACAACTGAAATCGTTTTTGGTTGCAGCGGGACATAAAAATCCTGACCAGCCTGGTGACGTTGAGTCGATGCAAGGTCTTAAATGTGAAATCGTCGTGGGATTGGCGAAGCCGTGGACTAATAGAGACGGTGAGACAATCAAAGACATGAAAGAGGTGAAGTATTTTAACCCTCTTGCCAATGGTGGTGGTGAGGAATCTACCACATTGGACGACGACATTCCTTTCTAAATCTATAAAGGGGGAGGGAACTCCCCCTTTTTTTATGGATAATGATGTGAGCCAAGAAAAAGCACTCGACTTAATAAATAAAATAGACGGTGGATACGATGCGGAAAGAAGAGAAAAAGCTCGCCAGTATATCGGTGCTTCTATCGTTGGGAATCCTTGTGATGCTCTACTTGCTTACAACTTGAGGGGTTTCCCTAACGACGAGCCAAACCCCAGACTCAAAAGAATTTTTAACTTAGGTCATATTCTCGAAGACGAGATTGTTAAGGACTTAAAAAAGAAAGCTGGCGTACAGGTATGGGAAGTTGATGGTCTTACAGGAAGACAGCACACATACGAGGAGCTAGGTGGCCACGTCGTTTGCCACACAGATGGGCTCATAGAGTTAGAGCAAGACGACCCAATGATCTTGGAAATTAAATCCATGAACGATGCGTCGTTTAAAAAGTTTCAGAAAAGCGGCGTAAAGATTTCACACCCACAATACTATGCACAATGCACCATGATGATGGGTATGTCTGGTCTGCAACAAACTTTGTTTATAGCCATGAATAAAAACAACTGTGACTATCACGCACAGATTGTGGACTATGATGAGTTTGAGTGGGCATATTTAAAAGAAAGAATTGAGAGAGCAATAAACAACAGGGCAGGTAAAATCAGTACAGATGGAACTGATTGGCGATGCAAAGGTTGTTTTAAAAACAGTATATGTTGGCAGGGCAAACAGGTTGAACCTCAATGTAATTTTTGTGAACAAGCCAGACCAGACCAGAATGGTGGGTGGTGGTGTATTAAACATGACAGCAGGGCTGATGAAGTCTGCGATGATTACCTTGTCTACAAACCAATGGAGAAGAGGTAGACATGGATAAACAGGCAAAACTAAATGATTTTTCTATGCTGAATAAACAGTATTCAGAGATTGTCTTGGAGATAGAGCAGTTTCAGAATGAAATAATATCTATCTCTGAGAGGATACAAACCCTAGAGGACACTCCCAATCATCTGGTCGATAAGACAACTAAAGAATTTAAAGATCAGGTGACGAAGGCTAGGGATAAAAGGAAAAGAATAAGAGAAACGATAGCCGAATTAAATCACACTGCCAGATTAAAACTAGCAGAGATAAAGGCTGTAGAAATGGAGTTCTGCAATGCAACGTGATGATATTTTAAAGTTAAGTGCTGAATTAATTAACGGACAGAGAGCAAAAGACTATGGAGATACAAGAGTCAATCATCAGAGAATTGCTGATGGGTGGAATGTTATTATTAATTCTGCTTGGGAACACGGAGATAGACTAGAACCTAGTCATGTTGCCTTAATGATGGCTTGGGTAAAAATCTCTAGGCTTTGTAATACGATAGATCATGAAGACTCTTGGGTAGACCTTGCATCATATGCGGCTCTCGGAGGAGAAATGAGTGAAGACGATCCACCTACTGAGTGATGAGGATTACGTTTTATACCACGCTCTCAAGACTGATTGGGTTTTAAGAGAGAGAAGGTATCGTCGAGACCCGACTGTATTTAACGAAAAGAAAACAGCTAAATCCTACCGCAGACTAAAATCATATATGTCTGCCAAAGATATACTTCCTAGCCCAGATTTATTCTTTTAACACTCTGGATGTAAGAAAGGCAGTGGCTCGTCGAACTGATTAATACAATCCCAATCAACGTCAAAGCTGATTTCTATTTGCTGTTCTGGCGGAGCATGCGGTGCAGATACACAGCCAGCAAGCAAGACGACACACATTATTTTTAATATATTTACCATTTTATAGATGTCCTCGCGTTTTTCGCATGAACGCAGTAAGGAATAGCTGCGGCTATTCTATATTTTTCTGAGTTCTGCATATTATTAGCAACTAATGCGGCTTCTTCTTGGCAAGCCTCTAAGGTATCGTGATAGTCCCCTGGTTTAGCTATCAATGTGCAAGACGAAACATGAACCGTCATGCAGATTAAAATCACAGGGATAAACATTTCACTCTCCTAATCAGTTACACACTCACCCTGACAGCAGTCATCAATTACACACTTGCAATCCGCACATTGTGTATGTCCGTGACAATAGTTGGGTTCTTTTCTGGAGCCGCATCGCTCACATTTGACTTCTTTGTTGTTATTTTTGTCTTCCATTGTTGTTAATCTTTTTCTTTTTTGTTGTTATGCAGGTCAAACAAAGTTGTTATTTGTTTTTTTATATGTCCAACATCGACGTGTAACTTTATCAGCGAATAAATAATTACCGATAACCCTCCGATAACAGGCACAAGGACATTCAATATGTCCGAAAGGGTCACGCTGTCCATCATTACGCAAGCTGGAAGTGTGGGCCATCCAAGAATGGCCTCCTTGATTGCGATCTTCGTAGATCAATGTAAGAGTGCATGGCTTGTTCCATGGTTCCTTCCCATTGACCTATGTCTGGTACTGTCCATGCCGCACCCCACATACAAGGTATGTCTTTGGCACGACTAGCCATTGCAAAAGCATCAGCTATCTCGTCGTACACAGTAAGCTCCCAGCAAACCTCACCATTTATGAAAGCAAAAACATCCAGGGCTTTACCTTCAAGATGTAAGCTCTTCATCGTCTGAGATCGCTTTTGCTCTACTAGCTCCTTTTGTCTTTCAATGGTTCGAAGCCCTTCTGATATTCCAAAATCAACCGTGCTCACTGATATTGCGAACTCAGCTAACTTTATGAGGTCGTTATCAACTCCTTCGAGTTTATTTTTCGACTTCTTAGACAACTTAAAAGCCATGTACCTATCCTTTATTAACACCTTTTACTTTTTCAAATGTTCTTGCGCCCGCCAATCCAAGCATCCCCATCAAGACAGGCATCATGATTGACATGTCTGCTTGAGGAACGATGAAGCCAAACGGTGCAGCAAGAGGAGAGACCAAAAAATTCACAGTGAAACCCAGCACACAAACCCAAGCGGTTGCGGGCCTCCAAGACGACTGAAACCAGTTGCCCGCTGCCTCGGCTTTATTAATCTCTAACTGTGCGAGCATAAGTTCTTGATGATGACGGTCTGTCATCGTTGCTATCTCATGGGCAAGCTGTGCTCTTTGATCTTTGTCTTCGATAAACTTATCCAAGATGCCACTTACAGGCCCAACTAATGAACTAACAAGACTTGTTATAGCCATTATTTTTTTCCTTTCTTTTTAGGCCAACCCTTCTTCATATCCGAGTATGCCTTTGGTGAAATTGTGGAGTTCTTTTTACTCCGTGAAGTTCCCGCCTTGCGACGTTTGTTAATGTTTCGTACTAAGCTCATTCAGCACCCCCATGCTCTACGTGACCAGTAATTAGCTGATAGTTTGTTGTTCTTACCTTTGATACCGCCAGACCTAGCGCAATAAGATTTTTTACGGGCTGGCTGACTCTTCTTGATGGACATGTTCGCGTCACCAAAACGGATGATCTTTTCCTTACCGCCCTGGCAGGCTTTGACCACAAACTTCTTACCCCCACTCGTCTGACGACGAGGTTTATTACAAGGCATAGACTTCTTGCTTGCTCGTTTTGACTTTGCTTTTGCCATTATTCCCACCACTCCTTCTTTTCTTTACTTGATTCACCTGCGACGAAATCCACCGCAGCCTCTTTGAGTGACCTGATGCCACCAAATACAGGAACTCTGCCGAGAACTTCTCTAGCAGCTTGTCTTTCTTTCGCGTTGCTAGGCGTAGAATCCAATGCCCAATCCTTAGCACCAGCGAAGGTTCTAACCCCGCCAGACAAGAGGCCGTATGATGGGCCAAGCAATGCGCTTGTTATGCGTTGCTCGCCGTAAGCTCCGTTGTCTGCTTGTGTTGCTACAGAGTGCAAGACATCCCCGAATAATCCGAGGCCACCCATTTGCATCATCCCTTCTACATACCATCCAGCGAAATCATTTTCGTTGCCGTGTATTTTCTCGTTATACCCAAGGGTCTTGAGAATATTACGGTTACGAATATCCATCTCTTCACCAGTGTCGCCACCTCTCATTTGAGAGAAGTCTTTCGCTGTGAGAGCCATACCGCCGAACAGTGGGCCTGCTGATGCCATATACAATAATGGCCAAGCATTTCTGTTCATGCGTTTTGGATTAACTGTTAGCTTTCCTGTCTCCATATCACCAAACATTTCGTCCAGCGTGTACTTTCCAAGACGAGTCATCATCAGTGGGAAGCTCTTCAACTGGAATACCAGGGAGGCTATAGGTGTCTGAGCCCACATAGGTATGTCATTTGGATTCGGCTGGAAGATAGATTGGTCAGCGAACTGAATGACCGCACGACGAACTGCATCGTCTTCACTCAGCAGTTTCATGTTTGACAGTCTTTCTTTGTGTCGATCACCAGTAGGTAAGAACTCACCAAGACCATAAGACATTAAATATCTATGTGCCTTCTTGTAGTCTCGGCTTTGCTCCGCAATAGGCACACCCCTTCGGTAGAAGTTGTTAGCCTTGCGTTGCATTGTCTTGAAAGACTCATAACCAACTGCACCAGCGGCTTGCCTATTCATGTCTGTCCATGGCGTCAGCATAGTCGCGTTAAAAAATGCGTTAGTTAGCTTGGAGTTAGATGCTCCATACATATAAATCTGACGCTCATGTACGATGTTTTCAATCGCAACACCTACGTCATGGATCATCTTTCTGTAATCTTCATCAAGGGCGGCTGTCTTCATACCTTTGTACCAATCTTGGAAAGAGCCAGATCGGATTAGGGTAAGGGCAGGGTCGCCAAGAGATGTTAGAGTTGTCCAACCAAGTAGAGTTACACTGTTAAATCCTTTGATAGCTTTGGTGATTTCGTTTACTCGCTTACCACCGACACCATTCATAGGCTTCTTGAGTGCCAGACGCATAGAGTTCATCATCATGTAGTACTGGCTTTGATCCCAATCTACTGACTCACCCTTGTAATCTTTAAGGGCGGCGACGATTGCATCTACTCGTCTTTCATATGCTTGCGGAACTCTTCCGCCCGCACCTGTTGGAGCTATATCTTTAAGAAGTTGTCTTGCAGCAGCCTCACCACTGGACTTGAATACATTAAGTAGGTTTTCTGAGAACTCATTAGCTGAGTTATCTCTTGCTCCAGAGAAAGGCATAGCGACTGTATCAATAACCTCAACAGTTTCTACTTCTCCTGCACTGTTCAGGGTGTCGAAGTCTTTCCTGAATATCTTGTTTGATGACAAGAGATCAGCAATACCACGTGTTCCCTGGCTCGCAGCTTTAATGTAATCGTGGAAACCATGTACGTTATTACCAAAGTGTTTCGTCTGGATAAGTCGTCTTGATGTACCCTCGAAGTATTTAACAAGGAGGTTCTGGAGGTCTCCCTCTAAGAATTTCTCTAGCTCATTAAGACTATAAGGGTCGTTTTCAAGATCAAGCATACGAGTAAAATCAATATGATCTGACGTTGCATTACGTGAACCTCCTGCTTCTGGGATAAACACACCATCAGCATCGTCTGCGGCCAGTTTGTAATACATGGAGTCAGCGAACTTGCTTGCTTCTTCTTTAGTTCTAGCAGGGATACCGTTTCGATCTCCCTCTCTGATATAGAAGTTAGCCATGGCGTTTAGAAACTCATCTCTGTTTGAGTTGATGGCGTCTCTATTCCAGACTTGTGGCAAGTAGTTTGCTCTACGTCCAACCATGATGCCTTGTGCAGACATCTCAGACCATTCAGCATCAAGAGCATTTCTTATCTTGGAGTACACTGCTTTCTCTTTGTCACTGAGAGCCGCGTATTGTCTTGATTTATCTCCTCGCCTTAAAGCAGACACAATTCGTGTATAGCTCTTAGGTTGATTAGGAGACTTTCCAGTTACAGCACGTCCAAGAGCTACTGGCCCACGTTGAACCCAGCTACCAACCCAACCCTGTGCGTCTGGTAATGACTTCATTGCGTCGTACAGTGGGAAGTATTTCTTGGCAAACGTCTGGTGTACGTCTGGGAAGTGGTTCTTAAACCAATCTCCATACCAGTGTGCGCCCATATCCTTCAGGCGTTTCGATGTTTCTGAGAACCATCCAAGAGGGCCATGCTTGCGAAGTGCTTTAACTTCAGCATCAGTAGCAGGTCGTCTTCGACCCATAGACATGATGGCTGATGTTAGTGATCTTTCTACCTGAGATTCTTCAAGCACCTCACCAACAGCACCCATATTGAGATCGGCAACGCTGTCTATTTGCTCGTCTGCCATTGATCTAACAACAGCACCAAGCGTACCTGACTTCATCGAGCCTTCTTCAAGACGATGATAGAGACGAGGATCAGACGAGTCGAACTCGTTTGCGTCTACGTGCTTGATGTTTTGGCTATCAAAGACAAGTAAACCCATATGAGGCATCTGCTCACCCTCATAAGTCTCACCGTTTAACATCCTTGAGTCAGCACCAACTGAGTCCAAGGTGTTGTAGTGAGTCGTTAGCATCCCGTCATAGCCAAGATCATCTAACGCTTCATTTAATTCTGCTTGAGCGGCTAACTTGCCACGACCAGAATCTTGGAGCATGCGAACAAGACCAAGGTAGGTGTCTCTACCTGTCACTGGGCCAGCTTCAAAAGCTGCCGCAAATCTCTGCATTGCCTTGAGGTTGAGTGTGTCTGTCATATTGAAGTAGTCAACGATACTTCTCAGAGCAGGATCATTTATAGACTCATAACTAGCGTTATGTCTAAAGTTAATTGGGTTGCGAACCCTCACAAGCACAGGAACTACAAGGGGATCGGTTTTGACACCCTGTGTTGACAAGTTGTCAAGAAGTGACTGTTCCATGTCAACAAGTTCATCAAGCTCATCCTTCAGTGTGTTTACAGTGTCGGCCTCTTCACCAGCATTAGCGATGTAATAGTCACGACGTTTTGCTGATATTTGTTTCCTAACATCATGCAACTCATAAGCATCGTAAAGAAGCTCTTCTTTCACATCGTCTGCCACATCCAAGTCCATGATCTGATTCCTTATGGACTCAGGTGTTGGCTTCTTGGCATACGTCTGAGATGCGGCTCCTGGGCTGTCTGTTAAGTATGTTGCTGGCCCATAGAAACCTCTAGCACTGGGTCTCATGACGACATTAGGGTTGTCTGCTCTGTTAAATGCATACCCGTTTGGTGTGCCGTGATAGAACGGAACAACTTCGTCCCCACTTCTGCTCAGTCCATTCTCTACAAACTCAAGCATCTTCTCTCGTTTGGCACGAGGAGACGCCATTATGTAGTCATTTACAGCATCAGCGGCAAGGTCTGGGTGTATTGCTGGGCCAGATCGCACGACATCAGCTAAGGCGTTTGGTCTTGGCTTCTCAAACATATCTCCGAAGAGAACAAGACGCCTGAATTGCTGCTTAATATCATTCCTTCCGATCAGTCCATTGACCATGTAAGCAACATACTCAAGCATCTTGTCCAGCGTTCGCTCGAATGTGTTCATCATCCTGAGAGATGAAACATCTCCCGTGGTAGAGGCTTTTAATATGTCGCCTTTTGCTACACGTTCTGCCATGTACTCAGCCAAAGACTCAGAGAACCACTCCTGTGCTAACAGGTCTTCTCTTGCTTCGTCTGTACGGTCTGCATATTTCCCTGCATATAACTTCTCGATACGGTCTTTCGTCTTGTTGTTAGCTCGTGTGTAAGCCTCAACGATTGCGTCACGCTCACCTGGCTCCAAGACACCAGACCTAACAACCATGTGACCTATCTCATGCATGAGATCGAAAGGAGAGGACTTACCTTTTGTAAGACCAATAGACATACGACGTATATCTGATCGGTACTTCTTAAACTCTGGGCCTCTGACATCAACAAAGACAGACGTGCCAACTTCACTAGGCTGGACATTAGCTACCCTGGCTAAATCATCGGCAGATAATATATTCGTCTCGCCAAGAGAGTCTCGTGTCGTCTTGTTGAGTAGGTTGAGCATCCTGTACGTCATCACACGAGAGGTGTTTTGTACCTCTGGATCACGATGAGTAATGAAACTCAACAGGTCACGTATTCCAGCACGAGCAGAGGGAGGTATTCCATCGCTAGATGCAAGACCAACCATGTCTCTGACTTCTTGCTCGATTACTTTGGAAGACAGGTATTTAGGCTGAACCTTTGTAGGATCGCCTCTCTTTTTGCCTTTGTTGAGTGCTCTCCTGTTAAGCTCAGATATATACTGAGTTATTAACTCTGGGTTTCCACTTTCTAAGGCATCAAGATAACCATTCTCTAAGTCTGCTTTACCTGCTTGACCTATAGATTTAGGAACAGGAACAAGTCTTGACTTGAGGGGTTTTGACTTTTCTTTGCGTAGCAACTGGATGGCGATTTGATCGCCCATATCAGTGCCTCTGTGTTGAACATACAACTTACGCAATTCTGTAATTGGTAAGTCTTGTATGCTTCCTACACTGTCTGGATCGAGACCTTTATTGTCATCACGAGTTACACGCTTACGCTTGTTTGGCGTAGTTCTTGCTGTTTGTGCTGCATCACCATCAAGCGCGGCTTCTTCTCTAGCTTTTCTCGTCTTGGCTTTCTTAGCCGCCTTACTTCTTGTAGGTCTTTTAGGGTTAGTGCCAGTGACATTTGGCTTAGAACCCCGCATAGCCCCGCCTTCAGCAACCTGAAAAGCAGTCTCAAGTGCCTGGTACATTTCATCCAGCGTATTGTTGAGAGGAATAGCCTCGTCTCCAAGACCACCACGAGCAAATATCTCCATGATTTTGTCGGCAGCAGCTTGCTCATCGAGACCCTCAGACAAACCATCATCCCAGTAAGACGAACCAATGCCTTCTGACTCTGGTGATAGGCCATCTAAGGAGTTTCTGTTGATAGCTAATATCCCAGATAACTCGTCGATGCGGTTGTGTATCTTTCCTTTCATGCCGTTAAACGGACTGAAAGTTGAAGATGCCTTGAGTTTTTTCTTGGCTAGGTCTGCTCGCTTACCTTTTGAATATCGAGGCGCAACAGAAAGCATATAACCAAGGAGTTCACGGGTTGCATTTACAATTCCGCTTGCACTGTCTCGATCTATTGCGTCTTCGAGTTCTCGTCTTATATATTTAAGCTCGTCTGCCCGACGTATAATATGTGGGCCACGTTTTGACTTAGCATCAGTAGCATCACCTAGCTTAAACTTAGCTCGCTGGTCGTCTGGCAATATCTTGGCAAAGAGATGTTCTAGGTCTGGATCAATCTCAACATCACGGGCATACCTGTTGATAATGCCTTTGACGTACTTGGTAATCTTTAACCAGAAACTATCGTTACCAATGTTTCTTTGTCGAGTAGCCCATACCTCAAACTGTTGAGCGAAGAACTCTTGTGGGCTGTCTAATGAATTAACAATTAGAGAACCATCACCACGTGCAGCACCTTCTACTTCAACTATTTCGTCTGCAATTCCAGGCATCCTATCGCCGCCTCTACCGTATATAGAGACACCAGTTTTCAGCCTTTCAAAATCTAACGCTCCAGTTTTAGGATCGTAGTATTTGTTCATACTGCGCCAGAACTCTAACTTATCTCTAGGAGTAAGAATGTGTTCGTAAGCCCAGTGAGCTACCTCATGATAAAGAGTAGTTGTCCTGTCAGTAAATGATCCAGAGCGTCCATCAAGTTTAATTTGCTGAGATATACCACCATCTTTTTTGAAATTAGTTTCTTGGTAGTTACCACTAATACTTTCTCTGAATTTCGGGCCAATGGTTTGATCGCCACCCAACCTCTCAATAAAATCAACAGCGTTCTCAATCTCTTCTTTAGAATACTTAGAGAATACATCCCTAACATCTGCAACAGATTGAGCCCTAGTTGTCTGGTTATTGATAAATCCGTTTGGGGCCACCTCATCAATGTAGGAATAGATAGCCTCTAGCCTTTTGATGTGTGCGTCTGCATACTCGCCGTTTCTAAACCAGTTTGTGCTCATGTCTAGCTGGCGAGCAACTTTATACACATCCATTAACGATGTATTTTTTGTAATCGGTCGCCTAACATAACCAAACGCCTCTACAATTCTTTCGTCTTGTAGTTTGTCTGCGTCTATCCTGACATCAGCCATATCTTCGAAGGCTATTGGATCTCCTCGGCCAGATTGATTTCCAACCTCAAGACGAGTTCCCGCTACTGTACCTTCAGGTTCTTCAGGAAGCTGATCGAATAGCTGTTGTAGTTTGGTTTTTCTCTGGGTGTAGTTTTCTTCAGGGAGATACCTAGCTTCCCACTTAGCTGGATCGCCATTCTTACCAAGAAGAGCAGACATATCTGCACCAGCAGCAATCTGCGAACGCCCAATAAGCCTTACATCTGTAGGGTTTTCTTTGTTTCGAATGATTAAATACTTATTACCACGCTGAACAGGAAGCATCTCCTGTTTAGGCTTGGCTGGAGTATTGTCTGTTCTAGCTCTTTCTTTTAAAACTCTTACAAGAGTCTCAGGATCATCGCCAAATTTCTCTAGCAAGTCGGCTAGATTAATGGCGTCAGGGTTAGTAAGACCTTCTGCTTCTTCTGCACCTCTACTTACTGGAACTTCAGCAGCTTGAGCGGCCACAGCCCTCTTAGGCTTGCCACCATTCCTGAACTCAAGAGCAAACTCCATGCTGTCAAACGGCCTGCCAGACACGCCATCGGCAAACGCAACGGTTCCTTTTGGCACATCAACATAACCATTTCTGGTCATAATCTTTTCTGGGCCAAGTGTTATGTATTCAACAATATCAACACCGCCAGATCGCGCCTTGATAAGTGCAGCTTCAAAACCAAACTGTGCTCGTCCTACTTTCACACCATCAGTTAGTGTGTAGTCTGAGCCTTTCTTAATCCTAGTGCCTCGCTTGAGGAACCCTTGGATTTTTCCAGTAGACGCCGATCTTCCAGCAGTCGTAAACTTTGATGCGTCTGCAATAGCCTCACCTGTGCCACGCACAGGTGTCTTGTCTATCGACCTTTGTGCAATGATCTCTTGTCTTGCTAGTGTTTCCATAACGTCCATGGGAGTTTCTGCGAACTCTGGACGCTTCTTCATAGCACGGGCTAAGGTTTTTATTTTCTTCTGTTCTGTCTTGGTGAGAGGTTTAACAATACTCTCGTTACGAACAACACTTGAGTAGCCATGGTCATACAAAGCAATTAAATCATCGGCATCACTTTTGTAGCCAGATGCACTTGCCATAGACCTGATTGCCCTTTGAACAACCGTTGGGTCTGTTTCGTCTGGGCCTATTAAATCTAGGATTTCGTCTAGTTCAGTTTTAACCTGGGAAGTATATTCCGACTCACCCTCGGCCTCGTCTATAGCTTTTTGGACACGAGCCTTACTTATGGACTTAGCACGTCCACTGGGTGTTAATGTCTTGGGATCAACGCCATTGGCTATTGCAAGACCACGAAGCTCCGACTTTAACTTTGGTGCTTCAGGTGGTGTTGTGTCTAGCTGGGGAGGAGCATCACTGTCAGCCTGCTTTAAAGCTATATTATCCTTTAGCTGCTGAATGTTTTTCTGTGTGAGCTTGCCGTCCTTGCTAGTAATAACAACGTCGTTATCTGGATTCCTAAGTATTGCATCAAGGTCAGACTCAGTAAGACCGTTGTCACTGAGAATTGTCTTGATCTGTGTTTCCTGATTTTTGTTTCTATAAGGAATAGCTACTTCTGTCTGAACCTCTGGCACAGGGGGAGCATCAGACGGTGTAACAGGCGTAGTATCTCCCCCTGCAACTGGTTCTTCTAGCGTTGGAGTTTCGGTCTTTACTGTAGGTTCTGGGGCGGCAGCGGCTCCTGCTGGTGGTTCACCGCCAGTAGCCTCTGGTGCTGTTGGAGCTTCTGGTGCTTCCGCGTCTACATCTG